CCCACTTCTTCAAAGCAAGTTTTAATCGAGTTGGTCTACCCTTCTCATCTTTTAAAGGACCATCCATCCCACTAAAGCGTGCAGCAAAACTGACACGCCTATTATCAGTCCCAGATTTTTGTGGTGGCTTAAGATCTCCACCATCTTTTCTTTCAAAATGTTTACGTCCTTTTTCATTCAGTCCACCTGTAGGGTTTTGATATTTTTTAGCAACCATTATTCATTCCAACTTAATATAATTTCAGCAGCTTGTGCGTTATTGTTTTGATCTGCATTAGTTAATCTAAATAGGTAAGTCGTTAATCCTTTTAAGATAAGATTATTACCACCAGCTTCACCACCGCCACCTTTTTTACCTACACCACCAGTCAATATTTCTTGTAATACAAGAGTGCCTAATGAGGATATTGTTGGTCCAACTAAAGCTACACCTTGACTGACAATGTTACTTGCACGATTACGTTTAATAATTGGCAATGATGTACCACCCGATACACTTGCTCCTTCATATAAGTAACCTATGGCATTGCCCGCACACAATCCAGAAATACTTATAATAGGATTCATCCCTGATGGAAAAGCTAAAGCAATGTCAATACTTTGTCCAGCCGGTAATGGATCTGCAAATGAACGTACATATCCCAAACTAAAAGCCTGACCTTCAATAAGTCTGACTTGTTCAATATCACGTGTGGAATATGCGCCTCTATATTCCCTCATGCCCACTCTGCTTTTTGGATACGTAACGGTCCAATGTTAACTAGAAAATAATCTACTGGCGCACCATCCACTTCGCCTTCGTAGATTTCAAATCCTAAATTAAAACCCCAATAAAAGTGATATGACCACATTAAGCTTTTTTCTTTTTAGGAAACCCAGCTAACATATTCTTATATGCTTTATCACTAATAGTAGAATTTTCTTTAGAACGACTCGTACCAGCTTTTTTACGCTTATTCATATTATGATATAAACCTTTACTTGCCATTTTTATCACCTTTCATTTTTTCTTTTGATTTTTTAGTAAAACGATCAGGATTCATATTTGCACCAGTAGTAAAGAATGCATTTTGTAATTTCATAAATAAATCACGATCTTCTTCAAAAATCTTTTCCATAAAAGCTTTTGTTGGCTTACCATCCTTACCTTTAGGTATATGTGCATATTGTTCTAAATCATCACTCATAATTGAAACTTCCTTCCTAATGTATCTGTTTCTAAACCTAACCCTGTGACTCCTAGTGGGGATAGTCCTGTATCTTGTGGAGTTACTGCTTTACCGACTAAGCCACCTGTGCCACGTCTTAATCTTTTTTGTGATGCTTTGCTTGCTTCTGTTTGTGATTTAAGTTTTTTTGCTCCAGCTTTTGCTGATGCTTCAATATCAGATAATTCACCCGCAGTATAATCTTCACGCTTACCAAAGACATCAAATGGTCGTGATGTATATTGTTTCTCTTTTGTACGTGGATCTATAGTAAATACTGCACCTTCTGGTGCTTTATAACTGACTGATGTTCTAGCAGATATACCACCACCATATCCAAAAACAGGATGATAGGATGGTTGATATGGCATTCCAAATGGTCCTGTTACTGGAGTAAACTGTCCCATAATTGTACGACCATAAGTTGTACTGACTTGTCTTTGTCCTGGCTGGTATTCTCCTGATGGCATTAGGAATTCTTTATCTTGTCGCTCTACAGTACGATAACCTTCAGAGATTTGTTTATCTACTTGCTGGTTCCACCAGTCTTCAGATTTAAATATGTTACGACCACCAGCAAGATTAAGTAAATCTTTCTGAGCCTTTTCTGATTTAGGCAACATACCTCGTGCCAATGCCATACCAAAGTCAAGGGCAGCCATGTTATGCAGATCCTAAAGTATTTTTATTTTCTTCTTCTTCTACACCAAGCTCAGGTGAAAATCTTCCTTCTGCAAGTAAAGTACGTTTACCACCCGCTCTTCTTGCTCTTCTTTTAGAAGACATATCTTCTGCGTATTGTCTACGCTCCTTTTCTGCTTGTGCTTTTGCTTCTTTTGCTTGCTCACGTTGTAATCTTAACGACTCTTCCGCAGCAGATGTATCTGGCTTGCCGCCACCAAATGCTCCACCCATTAGATTCTCCTCATCATATGTGTATCATCTTTGTCTGCACTATAACCAATCATTAACCCTTCTGATACAAATCCAAGAGTTTTTGCCCAACTCATAGCACGTTTATCATTAGAGTTTACCGTAATTTGTATGCGATGTAAATTAAATAATGTTTGACAACTGTCAAAAAATGATATCGCACCTTTGGTCATTGCTATTGGATATCTTCTTGATTGTTTAGTAAATAAAGACCACGCTTCACCAACGCCACGCCAGAGAAAGACACAACCAAACACAGCGACAGGATCACCGTTAACAAACGCAGTAATGCAAGGACCAATCGTAGACTGAAAGACAATAAGCCGTTTTCTATCTTCAATCGATAATGATTTAGTCCCATACTCTGCAATCCCTTTAAAGTTTGACAAATGATCTTCATGAAATGGTAAATAATACCCATGGCGAACATCAGGCATATTTTTAAGTATTTGATCAATGTTAGCTAAAAACATCAAAATCACTATTCACTACAGTTTGTGATATCAATGTATTTGCTGCTAAGTTAGACTTAGTCATTCGTTTATGCTCACCACCACCAAGCATTAAGTAACCAAACGCATCACCAATGTGCGAATGTTCGTTTTTATTTGGGGTATCTCTAAATCGTTCTTGACCAGCACCCACACTGACTCGTTTAAAATGATAACCACCAGCTAAAGATTTACGCAACATCTTGCATGACTTGTTAATAATTAATCCGGGTTTACCGTTAATCAGTCTTTGCATCGGAGCTGCAGCACCTTCACGTCTAACTTTAAAATTGTTAGATGCTGTTGGTTGCGCACGCAGTCCTAATGTGCGTAAGTAATCAAATGCAGTCACTTCGTAAATAGCATCTCGTTGCATACCAGCTGGGTCACCCCATACTAATATTTGTGCCTTTGGGTATTTGGCATTAAGTTGTGCTAAGAGTTCATTACCGAATCTCTCCAACCCCATATCTTCAGTAACAATCTCATGTAGCACAACCCATCGACCATTATTTAATCTTTGTCCAATCGCAGCTGCTGGGGTCAAACCAAAGTCAAGACCCACATGTATAGGCAATGCTGGATCGTATTCAACTTCTTCACTCATCATCTGATCATTGTATTCGGGCCATACAGGTTTACCTTCCTGTACATAAGTATATTTACCTTCAGCATAACAACGTATCCAATCTAGATTCTTACCGCCTAACATCTGCATGTAGTAACCACTTGGTAAGTTCTTTACATTCTCTGCTTTAGGATTAATCCTCCACCAACGACCCCCAGCAAAAATATGATCATTAGCTTCAGGGTTATCAGGCAGATCTTCATTCTCAACTTCAACCACACCCCCTGGTTGTTTAAAAAAGTCCCAACCGTATTTACCCGTAAGCTTTTCTTTTTCTGATAATCTAAACCACCAATGATCATCATCCATTGGGTTAGTATCCATCCACACACCATGCCATGTTGGGCCACCATCTTTTTGAGTCGGATAGCGACCCACACGGTGAGTGAGTCCGTCAATCACTGCTTTAGGTAGTTCACGAGCTTCATTGACCCATGCTCCGGTCAATTCTAAGGAGAGTAGTTTACGGACATCTTTGGGTTGGTCCAATGCTAGGAAAATCACTTCACAGTCAATACCCGCAGCATCGCCACGGGACGGGAGGCGAATGTGATGAGTGATCGGAGGTGTATATAACATCGGACCAAAAGTATTCTCAGGAAACAACTCTTGCCAAGTTTTTATCGTTGTTGTCTTGAGTTCTGGGTAAGAATTACGTACAATAACAAAACGAGTGTAACGTATACCATCGACAGGGGATGGCTTTTGCCTAACGGCACGCATCATGATCTCTGCAGCACAAGCATAGGACTTACCCGACCCTACTGGCCCCATCAATCCACGCACAAACTTATTGCTTTGTAAAAACTTATAAACTTCTGGACTGGTACTGAAATCTAGATCAATACCAGGACCAGCTAGAGATTTATTACTACGGTCTTTTTTATTGCTCATCGTCTATGTCTTTGAACTTCATTGTAGCTAATCGCTTGAGTTCTTGATTCTCTTTCCATAACGTATCAATAATCTCCATAACCCGGGTATTATTCAGATGTGCCATAGCGAACTCTTCACGTAATTGCTCAATCATTGCTTTGATTTCCATCACGTTCCCTCACTTTCTTGCGAAGTCGTTGTAAGTAATAGTCTGCTTTATCAAGATCCTCAACGCCATTCTTGAGCGCAAACCTCCACACATACTTAATTACATTTGCTACACAAACTGCAATTATCCCCACCAGACCCATGGTTGCCGACTCAATAGCATCAATACATTCCACTTTACCTTGTGTGTAATGTTTGGGTCGATTGACGTTATCATTCATTATCTAAAATCTCTGGTGCTTTAACATTGATACCAATCACTGAAGGTTTATCTGATTCTTCAGGATTGTCTAATAATCCACTTGCTTTAGCTAGTAATCGTAAGGTTTGGACTTTATCCCATAGTTCGATTTCAATCTCACCAGTCTTAGGATTCGTCTTGATGCGTTTGATTGCTTGCATCGCATGTTCTGGAATGTCCTTACTAGCTTTGACTTTGACATTGCCATTTTCATCCCACTCCATAATGTCTGACAGTTTTGTGTTTGCCATACAGAGAAGACTGTAAGCGACAGCCTCTCTATTGGCAGCTAAAGTATTACTGCGTTCTAAGTTCTTTTGCAGTTTACGAACCCCACCATAGCCAGCAAGGCTAGGGA